AGTGGGTCGTACTGCTTCTGGTATTTCTATGCTTATGTCTGCTGCCAACGGCAGCATACGTACTGTTATTAAAAATGTAGATGATTATCTTTTAGCACCATTAGGTAAATCTTTCTACAACTTTAATATGCAATTTGACTTTGACCCTTCTATTAAAGGTGACTTAGAAGTTAAAGCACAAGGTACAGCATCGTTAATGGCTAACGAAGTAAGATCTCAACGACTAATGCAATTCTTGGGTGTAGTTCAAAACCCAATGCTTGCACCATTTACTAAGATGGATTATCTCATAAGAGAGATAGCTGAGTCTATGGATCTAGATCCTGACAAGGTTACTAACAATATGTCAGAAGCTGCTCTCATGGCTGAGATACTTAAAGGTATGCAAGCAGAAGAAGCCCCTGTAGAAGAAGCACCTGAGCCTCCTGCTGGCGCACAAGTAGGTGATACTCAAGGATCTGGTGGTGGTAATATAGGTACAGGCACTGCACCAACCCCAGGAGAAGAAGGTTTTCCAGCTAATACAGGTGAAGATATCTAATGGTAGTAGACTTTGACATTGATGGTGATGGTAAAATCACAGCAGAAGAAGTAGCAATGAAAGAACGTATGCTTGAGATAGAGCTACGTGAAGAAAAAGCTGAGTCACAAAAGAAGATGGCTTGGATAGCTATGGTGATGATGATTGGTTTCACAGTCGTTTTGTTTACACCACTAATGTCAGATACACGAGTAGCAGCCTTAGCAGACTTACTTGGTTTATTCTATATTGCTCAAACAGGTATTGTAGCTGCGTACATGGGTGCGACTGCATACATGGCAGGTAAACCTATGGGTAGTAAAGTAGCAATGAAAAAGGATATGAGATAATAATTTATGGGTATAAAATCTTTAGTAAATGACAAAAATATGTGGGACTCTTTAAATGAAGAACTAGATTCTCGCATAGCTTTCTATCATAAACAAATGGAAATACTTACAGGAATAGAAGATTTATACAGACTACAGGGTGAGATTAAATCTCTTCGTAGTCTTAAAGGTCTAAGAGATAAAATTAACGGTCAACAAGCAGATAAATTTTAGGAGATAGTGTAATGACATCAATGGATAATTTAGAAGAAACAGGAGGTCTTAAAACTGATGGATTACCAGTAGATCCTGTATCAGGAAATGAAGTACCTCTTGGTTCTAATGCCGAAGAAGTTAGAGATGATGTGCCAGCTCAACTATCTGATGGTGAATATGTTGTACCAGCTGATGTTGTAAGATACTTTGGAGTAAGTTTCTTTGAAAAGCTCAGAGATAAAGCTAAAAAAGGTATTGATCAAATGGCCGAAGATGGTCGTATAAATGGTGAGCCTATAGACTCAGCTCCTACTTTAGAGGGTGAGTTATCGACTGATGAAATGAAAGAACTAGAAGATGTTCTTAAGATGCAAGAGGGTGGCGATGTTGATCTTAACAAAGAAGCTTTACAACAGTTTGGAGATCAAGTTGTTCAACAAGGTCTTAAACCACAAATAGACTATGGTCAGTTTTCAACTCCAGGATCTTTTACAGCTTTTAATCAAGCACAAGCACAGCAACAAGCAGAAACAGCAGCTACTCAACAGAAGCAATCAGTTGGTTTTGCAGAGTATGTTGGTCCTAATGGGCAGATTATGATGATACCCATAGATGCAGAGGGTAATCCTACCATGCCTGTTCCAGATGGCTATACATTAAAAACTACTGGTGAAGACAGTAAACCTCAAGGTGGTTCAGATGATCCTACACCTTCTTTAATAGATAGACACAAAGATATTCAAGCTAAAGCTCAAGAGCGTAATCAAAAATGGTTTGATAACTTTCATAATGCAGAAGATCCATTAGCTATGGCTAAAAGTTTATTATCTGAAACACCAGCTGGATTAGGTGGTATAATAGGAGCTGGAGATACTCTAGGTGACATTGCTAAGATAAGAGGATACTCTGCTGCTATTGAAGAAAGTAATCCTGAGTTAGCAAAAAATCTTAATGAATTAGTAGAAGATAAGATAGCTGATAGTGGCTTTGGTGTTAAAGCACTGGAAGGTGTTATAGCAACAGGTGGTATGTATGCTGATAGGTTTGGTGGTATGGTAACTGAAGCTAATAAACTTAAGGCAGCAGCAGTAGAAAAAGAAAAAGCTAAATCTTCAGCTAAAGATAGAAGAGATAGAAGAAAAAGAAGAGAAGATATGGAAAAGGCTGGTAGAAGAGCGCAGACAGATATTAAGAGATACAAAAAGAGTGCAGCAGGTAAGAAAGCAACAGCAACTAAGTCTGGACAAAAAGCTATAAAAAGAACAGAGAGTGCTGTGAGAGATATACAACGAGGCGTTACAAGAGGTTTTGCTAAAGGTAGTTTAGTAGAAAAACCAAAATAAGTACTAATTAATATAGTATCAATAAGGCTACTCAGGACAATTATGTCTTGACCCCATATAAAAAGAAGGATATACAGATATGGCTGAAGTACAACAAAATGATAAACCAATTGTTAAAGATGCAACACCAAAGGTGATGATGAATAGATCAACATCTTACAATACAAAACAAAAAAGACTTCAAGCAGAAGAAGAAGAACTTAATAAATTAGTTAAAAAAGCTATATCTGGTGAAGAAGATGAAACTACCGAAGAGCAAGAAGAATCCAATAGCGAGACTACTGAGGACACCGAAGTTCAAGCCACAGGTGATACAGAACAAGAAGTTGAAACTACAGAGAAAGAAGAAGCACAAGAAGATGATGTTGAGTTAAGTGCCGAAGAAAAGTCTTTTAAGAAAAGATATGGTGACTTAAGAAGACACTCAGCAGATAAAGAGAAAGAATTTGCTAAACGTATCTCTGACTTAGAATCTCAACTTGAAGGTAAAACAGTAAGAGCACCTAAATCAAATGAAGAGCTTGAGGCATGGGCTGAGAAGTATCCTGATGTAGCAGCTATTGTTGAAACTATAGCAAGTCAAAAGGCTGATGAGAAGTTTGCATCAGCAGAAGAAAGACTAAGAGAACTTGATGAAGCAAAGTATGAAGTTAGTAAAGCTACAGCAGAAGCTACGATACGTAAGTCTCACGAAGACTTTGATGACTTAAAAGCTTCAGATGAGTTTCATAGCTGGGTAGATGAGCAACCAAAATGGGTACAAGATGCTCTGTACGAAAATGAAGATGATGCTAGATCAGTAATTAGAGTTATTGATTTGTATAAAGTAGACAAAGGTCTTACTAAACAAGTTAAGAAAAGTAAAGCTAAAGAAGCAGCTAAAGATGTATCTAAGAAGTCATCTCGCTCTTCTATTGACGCTAATGATACTAGCAGAACAATTAAAGAATCAGATATAAGAAAAATGTCTGATAAAGAATTTGAAGAGAATTTAGATATCATAATGGAAGCTCAAAGATCAGGACGTTTTATTTACGATATTACTAATAAAAATCGTTAATTAGGGCTTGACATTAGATATTTTATATGGTATAACTGTACGTACTAAATAGAGACCTCTTACGACTACTCTCTATCTGTTGTTGGTTATACCAACATTAAACCATTACAAATCAACTCAAAGACTTACCTGTGTTATTAGAGGCCGCGAAAGCCACCCT